CGTTCACAGCCGTGGCGCTGGGCGACGCCTCGCCGAAGGACGTCACCGTGACGTTGGAGGCGGGAGACTCCACCTTCGCGGCAGTCGCCGCCAAGATCGCAGCCGCGCTGAATGCGGATGAGGACATTTCGGTGTTCTTCGCCGCCACGGTCGACGGCGACAACGTCATCATCGAGTCAAAAACTTTTGCGGCTCAGGACGGGAATCTCAACATGATCGTCAAAACGGCAGGAGACCCGAGCATCACGGTTGGCGCGATCAACGCAGCCGTCACCGCGGGCAAGGCCACGGACAAGGTCTCCGTTGGTATCGGGAAGAAATTCGGCGTCCCGTATCTGCTGAAAACAGGCAGGATTGTAATCCAGAAGCTGTTCGGAGATTCGGCGGATGCCGGAACGGTCACGTCGGACGACGACCTTGAAAAAAACGTGTTCAACGTGAGCGGCACGCCGGACGCGCAGAACGCTATCGACCTGTATATTATCGTTTAGGAGGCGGAGACTTATGGCGCTG